AACCATTCCCTTTGCTTTATTAATTGCCGTTTCTAAATCTTGTTCACGCCACTGTGGTAATGCTTCATTAATTTCAGTAGCTGTATAACCAGATGTAGCTAACCATTTATCTAAATCAGCCTGAGTGCCTTTCCCATTGTTGGCGTTATACCAGTCCTTAATTTCTTGTATTCTTTTTGGATCAGATTTAGGTTTTGTTGTTGCAGGAAGAGGAGTAATATTAACACCAATACCACCAGTACCCACACCGGGAGTGTTAGCAATATTAGATGATGTTATGTCTGTATTTTGAATACCTTTGAATGTATTATCCACTCCAGCAGTAGCAGCACGTTTAGTACCACCAGTACCCATTGTTTCCGCAATTAGGAATTCATCTGGCCCAAGTTCCGTGCGTATAGCATCTCGTGATGCTTGACGTGTGGTGCGATCCATATCCACCTGTTTTAACCGATTAACGGCTTGTTCAACAGTTTCACCTGACAATCGTGGGATACTGGAAGGATTCGCAAAGTACGAAGACAAATTTGGATCAGACGGTGTATATGCCTTAAGTTTTGCTGCGGCTGCTTCGTCTTCTTTGGTTTTTACGTCTATGTATCGCTGGCGCTCCGCTTCACTCATGGGACCACCACCACCTACAACAAACTCACTGGTCGCACTACCACCAGCAGCAAACTTCTTTACAACTCCGCCCTTTGCCATACGCTTTGCGAACTTATCAGACAACGTAGCATACTTCATTTCCAAAGACGGAGATGAACTGATGAAGTCGTCAAAGCCCTGCATAGGGCCATCATAACCGAGCTTACGAGCTACGATTTCTTTTTGTTTTGCTGTGAAGTTTTCAGCCATGTCTTACCTTTTTAAGCTACCAAACCTTGGAGATATACAGTTCTACCATTTTGTCGAACCGCTGTCATCACTTGTCGTTTGAGGTTGTTACTGTCGTATGAAACATGTACCCAACCACTATCAGGAATACCCTGTGTATAAAACTCTAAAATCAATTGTGTGAATTCAAAGTTGTCTACTATATATTGTGCAAGCTCTGCATTGGCTACACCGGGTATTTCAATGTCAGCAGCTTGTCCTTTGCAGTGATCGCTAGTACGACTACCACCAACGGCAGCATTAACATCAGGACTACGATAGCCACTATTAACTTTAATACCAACACCATAAGCATCACGCAAGGGTTGCAACACTTGTTCACACAGCGTAGTTAGATTCTGCACAACTTCATCATTATGTGGTGTGTTGTCCATATCTCTACGTGAAGCTGTCTCACTCTTAATCATCTCATGCAAAGAGAAGTTGTTAGTCAGCATTGTCATTTCGTTTCCTTAGTTGTAGGCCAAGCATCTCTCAAGGCTTTTGCATCAACTGCGTGTCCGTCAGCGAGTCTTGCCATTTCTTCAAGAGCAACTGTACACTCTCCGAATACGGACGTTGAGGTTGTGGCGTAGTCTCTAACGGCGGGGCAGGTAGCTGTAGTGATGGCGGTGGTGGCACGGTTTGCTTCGACGCGCACCCTGTGAAGCTCAATACGAGCAGCATCGGCAGCAAGAGAGTTCTTACGAATTTGTTGTTGAGCAGCTTTGAGAGCATCATCTTTCTGTCCTTGTAAACGAGCAGCTTCTTTAGCCACCTCTGTTGTTGCAGCCGCTACAGCAGCAGCGTTAGTTGCTTCCATCTCAGCAATGGTTGCATTCATTCTCCAGCCCTGAACAGCAAAGCCACCAAAGAAGGTGGCAATGGCTATGACAATTGTGATGATAACATTCACAGAGGATGCTCCTGTTGATGGGGACGTGGCATAGGGCGTGGAAGTGGAGGAGGTGGCATATGCTTTGGTACATCTGTCATCTTACCACGAACATATGCTGTAGCAGCCATGAACGCAACAACAACTGTACCCATTGATGCAGAGAATGTAGCAACCAAACTCATTATCATTGTCACCTTTGTTGTCTCTACAAAACCAGATGCTAAATAAATAATGAGGATGAATGGAAGAAACAATGCCAACCATGCCATGATGCGTTGCTGATCGGCAAGCTTATCCATGTTGTCAATCTGCAACATCTTCTCGCTGCGGTCAAGCTCTTCGTCTGTGACAACACCATCTTGATTCATATCAAAATCATTGTAGATAGAATGTTCTTGTAGTTTTTTACTCATGATCTATCTTTGAATAATGTGATAATGATTATTGTAAAGTAAATAGAGAAAGCCAATACACCTGCCAAAACACTCCACCACAATCCTTCAATGATACGATTGCGCCGTATCATCTTGTTTCTGATTTCTTCTTCGACAGCTTCTTTGCGTTGCTTAGCAGCTTTAGCCTGAAACATACGCCAGTCGTCAATGAGTCCCGGCCTACCGCTGTAGGTCATAGCAAGTTCAAGCTGTTCTTTCTGCACTCGAATTTGTTCAAGAGCAAAGAATTCTTCAGCGTCTGTGTTGACAGTGTCGCCTGATTTATCTAACAAACGCTTACGTAATGTTGCTTCACTGTCTAATAATTGAGACAATGCTTTACCAGCATTCATCAACTCACCAGTGTTTGCTATAGTTTCTTTAATGACAGCAAATGCGGCGTTCGCTGCGGCGAGTTCTACCAACATTAACGCAACAATCTTTCACCAACGAAGGTGAGAAAGCCTCCGAAGATTGAAGCGATTGTCATACCCATCCAGAAACCACCCTTACTTTGATTAGCAAGTTGCAGTAAAGCTTTAATATCAGCGTCCATACTATCAACCTTCTTAGTTAGATTGTCGACAGTGCTAATTAGTTTTCCGTATTCAACCGGATCAATAACATCAGACATTTCTACCTCAGCAAGGGCCAACAGTAAATTGGTTAGGTTGGCAACGTGGTACACACGGACCAATTACAAAACCATCAGTACACCAGTTTGGCTCGGGAGTATTGGGTCGAGTACTAATAATAGGAGTTGTTACTATCGCTACAGGACCGACCACTGGACCAGTGACAAAGCTCACTGTAGGACCAACTACAACCGATGGAGGCTGAACAGGAGTAGGACCGACCACAACCTGAGTATTGCAAGCTGGCTTCAACAGTGTCTTTGCCAAGGCTTGTCTGCACCCAGCCAACAACGATCTCTTGCGTCAATTGGTCGTATGGGATGTATGTCTCACCGGGCTGCTCTTGGTAGCCCACAGTGCCGTAGGTGTTGGCGCTGTATGTGCCATCGGTGGCAGACACGTTGTAATGGACTGTGACGACAAAGCCGTCAGCAGTCAGGCGATCCATTTGAGAGATGGTCCAGAGGTAAGTTGTCATGGTGGTTCCTTTCAGGGGTTAAAGATTTGCGGCTGCAAGGCGTTGACGGAGGGATTTAACTTCAGCGATCAGGTTGGCGATGATCTCTGGACTGGAGTAATCCATGCCTTGCATCTGCTCACCATCCTTTGTTCCTGTTGCAACAGGGGTGCGGCTGGCTTCTTGTACCTCGTGAGCAATCAAGCCAACAAAAGTAGAACCATCAGCCTTCCAAGTGCCTTCAACAGGGTTCAGGCTGTCGATGTATGCACCGCTGTTGGTGATTGGGCCTGTGATGTTTTTCAGGCGGTAGTCGGATGAGGTGTTGTAGGCAACTGTAGAGGCGGTTGCCTGAGTGATGGAGCCAATGGTTGTTCCTGCGCTTCTGAAGGTCGCAAACTGATCGCCATTAGATGCCGATGTTGTGTTTACTTGAAGGCCCCAGTTTGTCGCTCCGCTAAAACCAACACACAGTTTTCCAGAGCCAGACTGTGTGGTTTGACCAAGCAACAAATTCCCACTCGCATCCAATGTGAGCGCCTGAGTAAAGCTAATAGCGTTACCTGCTGTGCCGGAGGGGGCGATTTTCCATGCAAACCCGCCAGATGCGGAGTTGTTGAAATCAACAACCGCTGCTGGACCGTTCACTTGATAAATTGGAGTGACCCCTGACGTGAAATACATGTTGTATGCGTCTTCACCAATTGCAGCGGCGTAGTTGACGGTGGCAACAACTTGCCCACCAATTGCCAAAACACGCCGATTGGAGAGCCAAGCATTCGGAGTAACTCCCAAGCCGAGGTTGCCGGAGGAGTCGAGGGTTACGCGCTCGGTGCTATTTGTGTACAAAACTACTTTGCTGTTTGCGGTATCAAGATACACGCCCTCATCAAAACCAGTGCCAGAAGCGTTTGTGATGCCTACGCCATTTGCGTCTTGATATAGATAGCCTGTCCTTGCCGCATTCCCCCACGCAAACGGAGTGCCGTTGATGTTGTTGTAGACCTGTAGCTTTACAGCAGGCGAACTCGTCCCAATACCCAGACCTGTGGAGGTCAGGCGCATTTGTTCGGAGTTGTTGATGCCAAACACCATCGACCCGTTGTAGAAATTCATCAGGTAGGCGATGTCTGTACCGCTGTCGTTGTACAGCTTAAAACCAGATGTAGAGCCTGAGTTGCTGGTTAGCGTCAAACCAGATGTTGAAGTGCCATTGATGCGTTGAGCGCCGCCAAGGACCAAATTCGTCCCATCAAACGTCAGCGCACTACCCGTGGTCAAGACTTTGGAGCCGTTGAGGTAGCAAACTGCGTTTGCGGTTCCACCGTTCACCGTCACTGTGCCAGATGTTGTCAATGCTTCTGCGGTAATGGTGCCAGTCAATGTAGGAGATGCAGACATCACCACGTTGCCTGTGCCAGTGATAGCATTGCTCACCAGACCTTTGGAGCCGTCAGTGAACACAGCACGTGACGCAGTGAGGCTAGACAAGATAGGTTGTGCTGTGAGAGTGGCAACGCCTGTAACAGCCAATGTACCAGACAACGAAGCATTAGCACCAGAAAGCGTACCAGTGAGCGTAGGCGATGCAGACAACACCATATTGCCTGTGCCTGTCACAGCGTTGCTCAATGTCACGCCACCATAGGTCAGTGCAGCAGACAAAGTGGTAGCGCCTGTGACAGCCAATGTGCCACCAACGCTTGCGTTACCAGCCAGATACAGGTCTTTGAACTTCAGCGAAGAGCTACCAATATCAACAGTGTTGGTGGTCTTAGGCGTGACAGTGGAAGTGCCAACAACAACATCCTGTGTCGGACCCAACACCAAGATGGGAGCGCCCTCACCAGTAGTGCCGTCATGGTTGTGACCTGTACTGGCGTTAAAGGCTGCTTGAATGCCATCAAATTCGTTGTCGAGGTCAGCCGCACTGATGACGTTGCCGTCAGCAATGTTGTTACTCGTATCGACTCGTGTATATCCTGCCATAGTAGTTCCTGTCTAATGTGTGTAGTTATAACTGAAACATCAAAGCTGTAAAGCTTTAACGTCTATCATGTGTTGCATATTCCAAAGTTGCTGCGTCCAAGCTGAACGGAGGGTTTTGACCATCCGACACAAACTGCAGCGACACGCTAAAGGCCGACCCAATCACTTGAGTCTCAAACTGCTTCACCAACTTAGTTCCAAACAATGTAGTACCGTACCGAGCACCAGAGCTACCATAGAAACCTACAGAGCCTGCTTCGTTAGACAACTCAATTGTGTCAGGCTGAATGCTGCCTTGTGTGTCAAAGTCTAGCTTCAGGTTGACAGAAGTGGTGACACCCCCTTGAGGGTCTGTATAGAGAAATAGTTTGTAGAACGTTTTACGAATACGTGGGTCGTTAATAGAAACAAAAGGTGTAGCAAATGAAGCAATGATGTTTGTTCCATCAAAGCTGTTACCACTTTCCATCTCATAGATGTAGCCATCGTCGTGAGCAAACACCAATGTCTCTGTTTGGTTTTCATAGTCACCATCAGCAACATAGGCTTTGATACCCAATGTCTCAGCCCACGACATAGTCATAGTGTTATCACCAACCATCTGTGTACCTAAGACACCCTTGGCGTTCGCTGTAGACATACCTGTAGCGTTGTAACCGAAGATGCGATATTGCGACTTCTGCTTAATGATACAACTGGCAAAGCTACTGCTAGAAGCAATGAGACTCGTCATCTCGTTCTGAATAGGCTTTGACACCACACCTAAGTTGAAGTCACCAACACGGTCTGTAGCGCTAAACAAACGCAATCCTTCAGGACCAAGGAAGATGACATCACCACCAATTTCCTGAATAGTGTCAGGAGCAACACAGCCAACATTCTTTGTCACAGGCTGCAACACAAAGTCCTGCAAAGTGTTACCGACAAGCTGATTGATGGTTTTGTCTGTGAAGATGATAAGAGCTTCACGGAAAGGAATCATACCTGTTATGACACCACCAATGTTAATTACACCGGAGCCGTTAGCAACATTGAAGTCTGAGTCAGTGTAAGGTGCTGTAAATGTCAAGATTTCGCCTTTAGCGAAGAACATTTGATTTTTATGGTAAGTGACAAAGCTTGCACCAACCACATCAGACGGAGCACCTGTCATCTCAGCAAAGGTTGTGCCGTTCCAAGTGAAGGGTGTGTTAGTACCATCAACACCAGCAACCTTGTCTACACCAGCAACTCTGTACTTAGCAACACGCAGCTTACCACCACCGCTTCTGTCACACGACAACATGGTAATGGCTGCGTTGTCTGCAGGGCTAGAGGCCAACGAAGGGTAGATGGACAACGCAGCAGCACCAGACGTTACAGTTGGTACAGCCAACACTGTATACACCTTCTCAACACCAGCGATGGAGAAAGTGTCACCAATCTGTGGAGTGCCTGTCAAACCATCGACGTTTAATGTAGCGCCTGTCTGACTACCACCGTTTACTAACACCGTGCCGTATGAAGGCTTAGACACCTTAGTGTGTGTAGTACCAGTGGTGGAATAGATGTCAGCATTACGATAAGACAACACTGTCTCGTTCCAAGCAACAACACCTTTGATAGTGCCTGTATGACTTGTGAATTGCTTGCTTGTATGTACTATTGAACGATACACCACCAACAGCCACAGTGTATGTACCAGTCACACCAGCGATGGTGAATGTGGAGCCTTCAGAGGGAGTAGTGTAGATGTTGGCAAGCACTAGTGTTGTGCCAGTCTGTCCAGATCCCTGCACCTTTGGTTCACCGTAAGCAGGAACAAACGAGCTTGAATACTTGTCGTAGCCTTCAATGCGTTTATAGCCACCGTCAGTGGATGGTTCAAAGTTCTTCAGCAGACGAGCGCTACCGGGTGCCTGTGTACCATGTTGCAATGGGGACAGGTTGGAGATGAGTCCACCACGGAACTCAAACGGATATGTCTGGAGTCCATCAGCCATCAGCGCACCCGATCACCAAAAGCACTACTACCATTACCGGATTGGATGATGGCAGTAGAGCGCATGTAAACAAAGCGATTGACCAAGATGGTACGCATACGCTTCAGGCCTTCTTCAAACTTGCTCTTGGCAATGTTGGCAGCTTGTTCGTTGCTACGGAACATATAAGCATGATACATAGCACCGTCAATGATGACATGACGGAATCGCTCTGGAATAGAAGGAACGTCTGTAGCGCTCTCAAGATCTACAGGAACTCGGTAGTATTCGTACACAACTTCATAGGCTTGATCAGGTGGTGGTGTCACGCCCCATTCCAAGCTTGGTGCCTGAAACACAGCATCAGGAATCTGACGCTTAGAAGTGTTGTCACCATACTCTTGGTCG